CTGATTCAATGTTTGTTATGAATTCGTCATAGAGTGTTCCATCAACAATAGATTTATCTTCCATAAGAACTGGTTCTCCTGGTGAACCTTCCCATGTATCAACAGAATCTATTGTGATGTTTTTGCCTGAGTTAATAATCTCAACAGCAGCATAACAAATTGATTTGCCTTTCCACGCACCAATCTCAACATACTTTTCTTCTGAGTTTGGTGGTGTAAAAGCAATTATGTGTCTGTAAATATTTTCATAATTAAAATGTCCAGATATCTTTTCGTAAAAGTGTTCCATTATTCCGCTACTATAAATGCATTACCATAAGGATGTGGTTTTGTCCAGTTTTCTTTAAGATGGCCAAATTCGTAATCAAAGTATTTGATTTTAAATCCTGCATCAACTAAAGTTGTCAACCACCATTCTTCTGGTTCCTTTGTGACATGGGTAATGTCCATCTCATACTCACGAATACGATATCGTGTGCCGTCACCCAACGGAACAGCAACAAAAATTGTTTTGCATCTACGGCGTAGTTCTGCAAGAACACCTGGAATCAATTCTTTTGGAATATGTTCCAATACATCTTTTGCAATAATCAAATCCCATCCGCCTTTGATATCTTCAGCAGTTTCAACTACTGTGAGATAATCTTTCACTCTTGGATGGCAATTCTTTACTGCATACTCTGATACATCGACACCATGTGCTTCTTTGCCAAGTAATCGCAATGCATACACCATGAAACCTTTTGCACAACCATAATCTAATACTGTTGTGAAAGGAATGTTATTGATGATAGAAGATGCTTCACGAATACTTCTCTCAGGCATCCATCGATAGTTTTCATATGCACTTACTCTGCTACGAACACCATCTTCAAAGTATTTCTCATCAAATACTGTTGACAAATTTGTTGTTAGGTCTGGTGTTTTGGGCATAGAATCCCAACCACCTTTAATTTCAGGCGAATTCATTATGTCTAGTCTCCGTTACTACATCGTCAATTAATTCATTTTGGTATGCATACTTGCAGAATGAACAGTTATGGTGTCTGCGACTTACGCCTGCACCACCAACTTGTGAATCATAAAATGCAGTAATGCCTTCGATATCACAAATCTTAAATTCATCATTTACTTGATAGTTGTTCTCTGGCGCCAATTCAGCAGAAGGACAAACATATACATTACCATCTGTAAACACACAAGGTTTAACCATGTGCATATAACAGTTATCATTTCGTCTTGTGCCTTTGAAGTTAAAGTCTGACAAGAAAGCATACTTCAACTTACCATTCTTTTCTTCATGCACGGCAATTAACTCACCAATTCTGAGAATGTCTTTTTGCACTTCTTCAACCGATTTAATAGCATTAAAGGCAATTCTGCATGGAATTTTCTTTTCTTCAACCCATGCCAACATCTTCATAAAGTTTTCTTCTTTGTATGAATTTGATGCAAGTTTCTTGGCCTTTGTATCAGACCATTCACCAGTAATATTTGGATTAGTAGAAGTCTCTGTTGCGCCATCCCAAACATATGCGGCTGAGATTTCAATATCTAAACCTTCAAATACTTCTAGGTGATATGGATATGGTTTCTTTTCATCCCATGAATACATGCCAAGACGAACCCATGACAACATGTGCCAGTTCTTAACTTTCTTCAATCGTGAACCATTGGTACAGATACCAATTTTTAGACCACGACTATGTGCGTGTGCAATTGCTTCGTCTAGTTGTGGATGTAATGTTGGTTCGCCACCGCCTGTAAACTCCATACCTAAAACACCAAGGTCTGCGAATTGGTCAATTGCAGATTTCATTTGGTCTAGTGTCAACATATCTTTCATTGCACGATTGGCAAAACAACAGAAAGAACAGGTTAGATTACATGGGTTTGCAGGTGACATGTGAAACATCACAGGTTTTGGTCTACCACCATCTTGAATGATTTGTAGTCTGTCCATGTGTTTCAACAACTTAGTTGCGTTGCTGGTGTAACTGCGACCTTGTACCTTGTCTTCAGGAATTGTTTGTTTCTTTTTCAATATCGCATTAGCATTAATTATCTGCATCATTATACCTTAAATGTAAATTCATATTCAGTTTGTGGTTCGTTATACGGACCAACTTCTTCATTATATCTATCCTTCATAAATTTGGGATAAACTTCACCTAATATTTTGTCCATCTCAGCAAACGCTGCCGACTTATCATAGTAACTAGGTCTATTTGGATGATACATTGATACTTCATGCATCACACCGGCTTTCTGTTTCATAATTGGGGCGAGAATGATATCAAATCCCCAACCACTCTTAACTTCATGGTACTTCCAGAAGTCTATTAGAATAGGCATCAATGATGAATGAAAGAAACCACCCATACCTTCATTGAAGTTTGTTAGACTGTAACTGTAACCAGGAACTTGATGTAGAATTCGATGTGTAGATTCTGAGCCTGCGATAGTAGACATTTGAAACATCTTAATATCTTTTTTTGTTGCAATCTCTAATGCTCTGTTTACACTTTGAATATCAGTAACTAAGTCATCATCCCAAAATCCAATGTAATCATAGTCTCTGTAATCAAATGTATCAAGGAAATGTTTTGCTAAGTCCCATTTGAATCCAGTATCTTTAATCAACTGGTCATATGAGTTTGATTCAATATCAAAGTCTTTGTATTGATACACAACTGTTTCATAGTTTCGTTGAATACCATTTGTCTTACGCCAATGATTATCTTTATCATATGCATCGTGATAGTTAAGTGGAATGCCGACAGGGCAGAAGATTACATTACGCATATTTTTTCTCAATTATTTGTTTCCACTCAGGTACTCTATCATACTGATGTACCAATACAAATGGTTTGCCATCACTTGTGCATACTGTATCAGCAACTAGAGTTGGGCATTTCTCTATTAACTTGTCACCATACTTATGTGCGACTTGTGGACCGGTTGTTCCCAACTGTGCAGCCCAACCTTCTTCAGAGGCAGTAAACCTTGTAATATCTCTGTATGGTTTCATATTCAACAATACATTCAATGCAGCTTGGTCTGGTCCTCCACCACCTTCTGTGAAGTGTGATGTGCCATTACATAACATATAGAGATTCAAAAACAAATCAAGCATGGTATCAAACTTGCCAGAGATTGTGCCTGCATTATAAACCAATCTGTCTTTGTTGTGGTCGTGAATTAACGGACCAAAAGATTTCATAAGATTGTGACTGCCCCAATCTTCATCTTTGTATTTGATTGATTCACATGCAACATTAATTTGTGCTTCATTCATGTTCTCTTCTAACCAAGTAGAAGGATTGGATTGAAAGATTACATCTTTAACATCGGTCGTAACAATGTATCGATACTTACCTTCAAACTGTTTTAGTAAATACCATAGATGCAGAAACCTCTCAACTACAATTGAGAAGTCATCTCTGTACACAAATCTTTTGTTTTCATCATCCTTTTTGAAAGCAAGGATGGTGTAGTTTCGTTTGACTAACTCTTCAACTGTTTCATATGAAACATTATAACAAAGCATGGCCTTAGTGCCAGTGAAACCACTTCTATCTAACGAGTTCACCCATGGTTTAATTTTGTCAAAATCATATCCAGTAATACTACCAATCACTATATCATTCATCACAACTCCAATTATTAATTAAATTCTTTAAATCTCTTTATCTTACGACCTTGTCCGGGTGTATCGTTTTTATATGTATTCACCAATGTAGCAGTACCATCGGCACCTGCACCAGACTTTGGTAATATGTCAGGACTAATTCCTTCTTGTACACTTTTATGTAACTTCATGCCTGTAACATCTTGTACCAACTTCCAGGCATCTTTAACTTTCTTTTTATCAATATATGATTGTAACATCTTTTTCTGCTCAGGTGAAGCCTTTTGTTGAAACTTTACCAGTTCCATAATGCCAATGTTACCAGCATAACCCGCTTCGGTTATCTGTTCCATTAACAATCTTGATTTTGCTATTCTTTGAATTGCTTCTGACATTTTATCCTCTAGTCAAGGTAAGAATCTTTTGTATCTGCGCTTCAAGAATTGGTTTTCTATTCGGCCAATTAATATATGGTTTATCTGCCGTCTTTAAAAGATTGGATAAAAAAGGCATAATTAGTTTTTCAACTTGTTCCAATCTTGCTTTGTATTCTTCAACAGTCTCATCTTTTTGAATGATTACTGCATTGTATTCTTCTTCTGATACCGCAGAGAATCCAAAATCATTATCTCCATACTCAGCAAGAATTTTGTTTATATCATATGCTGGCATTATTTACTCCAATTTTTCTGTGCAGTAAAATTCAAATGACTGAATTCTAATCTATCAACCAACTTAACTGCATTACCTTTTAGTCTATCAACAGCAACAAAACCTTCAGGATTAGTAACTTTAAACCCATCTTCTGTTTGAACAAAGGTACTTGTTACTTGTCTTAGTTGTTGTAACTTTTTGATAATCATATTCTTAGCATCAACCATGCCATTTTGCATATCAAACATTTTGATTAGGTCATTTGAACTACCACGAATAGTACGCATGATTTCATTTTTAATCATGGTCTTATCTCTCTTTGTTTTTTCCATCTTAGCAGAAACAATATCTTTATTTAATTTCTCTTCTACCCATTTAATCAATTCTCTCACATGAGCAGTTGTGTTTGTAATCTTTTGACCTTCTCTAACTTTGGTATTATTGAAAGTCTTAATGTATTCTCTAACAGTATCACTTGATGATATTCTATTGATAGACATTGCATTTGTTTGTTTGAATGTAGAACCGACAGTAGACAAAATAGAGGTGATTGTTTTTGTTTCTTCTTCTGTGAATGATGCAGTACCAGATGCATCGGTAAAATATGCATCACGGAACCAAACATCTTTAGTTGGTGTTAAATTCTTAATGTCAATATTGAATGATGCCTTCATATCAGCAAATGTTTTGCCTGTGTATGAAGTATGAAACACAACACCCAACTGTGCAGCCTGCATAGTCTTTGCCAACTTAGAATCAGTTGGTACTGCGTACACTAATGTGTTTGGTTGAAATGTAATGTAATCTTCACCATCAAGTGTCTTATTTGACAAATCACCTTTTGCAAACATCATATCACCTTGCAATACACCTTTGATGCCAAGCTTTGGTAGATATCTTAGTGCAACTTTTAGTTTTGCATTAAGACCTTCACCTGGATGATTCGTATCAATATCATCATCGGTGTAATTTAACTTTGCATTTGCGTTGAAGACACCTTTAGTACCAACAAAAAATTTATTATTATCAGGATTTACACCACAAAAGATTGCAGGTGAACCATCCCATTTTGTTGTGACATTTACTTTTGTTTGTGAATGACCAGCAAGCATATCTCTCAATGCTTGTAAAAAATTGATTGCATCTCTGGCGCCCGCAACACCACGATTGAGAATCTCATCCTCAATATGTTCTAGGTGAAGATTTGCACCTTCTTTTTTTGCTTCGGTTAAAAATTGTGTGAAATTCATTTTAGTATAATTTTCCAAATGGACCGAACTGACTGCCTTTTTTCTGAGCAAGAAAACACATATCGGTTAAAAGATTATCTCTTTCTTCTTTTTTCATTTCACAAATATTATATAAAAAATTCAATTGCATTAACTTAGAATTTGCTGTATGAGGTTCAAGTGTAAATACTTTTTGCATATTCGCAATAAACTCTCCTGCATTTTTTACACCAGTATCAACTTTTGCAGCTGCAATCGAATCATATACTTTTGTAGCGTATTGTAAAGAAGTTTTATCATTGAACTCTGCACTAGTCATTGGATATTCTTTATGACTGTTTTTGAATGGCAGTTTATAATCTTTCAATAGTTTTGCTAACAAGTCAAGTGGTGTTTTACCCAATCTTGCTTTAGTTCCTGCTGATGATGTTGGTTCAAATTTTAAGTTATTATAATCAGATGTACTATTCGCTTTAATCTGAAAATCATATTTTACACCATCACCATCTACAATAATTCTAGTATCTTGTGTAGCAAACTGTGTTCCGTTTTTCAAATTTAAAGGACACTTCATTGATGAAATATTAAAATTGTAATTCTTCTTATCAGGAAAATCATCTTCGTTTATGTTAACTTCTTCATACTTCGCTTCTTTACCAGAAATCAATTTCAAAGAAACACCAACAAGTCTTCTTTGTTTATACATCGTTCTCATAAGAGCATTTAATTCTAAAAGACTAGATGCTTTGCCATCTTCGATTGTTTTTTTAATGTCAGCAATAACTTTTTGTTCATTCTGAACACACCAAATATCAGCAGGATTCCAAGAATCTTTTTTAGCAATTTTAAACTTTACTCTGGCTAATTCTGTGATATAATCCATGAATCCACCATCTCTTGTAAACTCTGTAAACTTAGATGATGAAAACTCTTTAAACATAGTTTTTTGTTGAGCATAAAATGCCTTCAACCATTCAGCATTTATTGCAGGATAAATTTTCACCAACTCACTATATTTTTTATCTTTTACAATATCATCTGGAGTATTATATCTTTGATTATCATTTAATACTCTACGGAATATCCATGCAGAACCAAGTTCTTGCATCCTAGTCAATTCTGCAGCTGAATAAGATTTTGCCATTATAACTCCGTGAAATCTATATTGTTATTAAATTGTACATCAGGTTGCAAGTCAAAGAATTCAGCAATATTATGAACACCACTCTTTAGATATTCATACGCCTTTTGAAAGAGATTCATTAAATAATTTTTAACTCTCTCAACAATACCTGTAATGATGTTTTCTGTTAGTAATGCACCATTGTAGTATTCTAATTCTTCTTCTAACTTCTTTACACCTAATGCAACAACTGTCCAATATCTATACTCGCCGGTTTTACCACCTTTTGTTTTGATAGATGTTGATTTAAATCTAACTGTGACACCACTCTTGGCAACAACTTTATCTAAAAATGCTTTGTTTGTTGATTTGTATAAATGTGGTGCATCACCACTTGGGTCACTTGATAAAACATATTCAGCATATGCTTGTGTCTTTGGTCCAAACTTAACTTCACCAGTCATTGCTTCTCTAACGAAGGCTCTACGAAAATCTTCATTCTCAGCGAATGCTTTTTGCATTAATGCTTTAACATCGTTGTTTACTTTGTTTGCATTTTTAAGAAACTTATCTTTACCCTTTTGAATCTCACCCTCTACTTTACCTTTAGCGATTGCGCCTCTAGTAAGTGTGTCTATCTTAGACCAAATTTCTTTAAATAAATCTTGTTCAACATCAATGTCTGATTTTTCCATTGAACGGA